AAATTGATACCCATCGGTAAACACAGAAAACCAAGCATTTATGTCAAGTATTATATCATACTCTTCGCACATGACCTTACAAAACGAACTATTTAACTTTTCACATTCTACTATCATATTTTATTTATAAACAAAAAACCGGTCTATGACCGGTTTTAAAATTCAGTTGGTGAAAAATAGAATTAAATATGTTCTATTCTAATTAGATCTTGTCTTACCATGTCAGATACCCAAATAATCGTATCTCCATCATATTCTGAATCATCAATATTCTTTTCAAAATATTTTTCCAATTGTCTCCAACCTAGTGTAACATTTTCTTCAGTCAATTCATAGACATAATCTTCTGGATTTTCCATCCAATCATCTACAAGTCTATTTTCTCTAATAAACTGCTTAAATGTCTTATGACTATCATCGTAAATCTTCAAAATCTTCATATATCATCTCCTATTATATCTAATATATCTAATAATATTATATTTATAAAAATGTGTTCTTGCATATCGGCTGTTGGATTTAGATGCTTTAGCATCTCTTCGGCTGTTTCTGGCTTTCTATATTTTCTGTTGGTGAACTTTAGAGAAAAATACGGCTAGAAACCAATATTTTAATCTCTAAAGTTCACCAAACATACTTATTTTCTGTCGGAGCCACTTTGTCGAATGAATACGAGGAAATTTACATCTGAACTTAACTGACTGCGATCTTGCTGCTGCGCCAGAGTGATATTTCAGAACACCCAAAGATGCCAAATGTAGAGAGACAAATCTCTACTCTCTGTTGGAAATTACCTGTTAGATACGAGACCAACTTTTCGTATCCCAGCCATTTAAATTGCAAGTTATCCCAGTATTTCCGGGTGCCAAATGAATGGTATTTTTTGTCGTGTTCATATTTCAGAACCAGAGACTATGATACAAATATAATAAAGAATTTCATTTAGAAAATTTTTCACAGTTTTTTCTTAATTATTTTTGTATTACTATTAAAAATATATATTTTTATCTGAGGTTGAAAAAATGAATAAAGAAAATTTTGTTAAACTTATGTCATTTGCAGAGGCAGATGCTAAATTACCTGATAATTTTGATGATTTAATGAATAAAAATTTGCAAATTCCCTCTTTAATACAAAGATGGACAAAAGTATACACAGAGCAAAATGCATTAGTCGAGCGACTTAAGATGGATAAAGGCGAAAAGTATGGAAAACTTGTTGAATTTTATAGGTTTCATGATAAAATAGCTTGGCCTGATCGTCAAATAGATGGACAAATAAATTCAAATGCAGATTTTCTTAAAATATGCAGAGATTTAGAAGAGCAGAAGTTTTATCTTGAATATATAAAAGAAACATTAGCAAATATAAAAGGACTATCTTTTCAAATAAAGAATTATCTTGATTATAAAAAAATAATATCAACAAATTTCTAAGAGGAATAGAATGTTAGACAGTCAAAAACTTAGTGCAGAATCATTTCTAATGGGTTTTAAACATGGACTTTATGTAATAACAAATGATTCTTGCCAAATATGTGCAGATTATAAAAAAGATATAGAATATATAAACAACTGCTACCTTTATTTTGTTGAAGTAAGTACGAATATTGAAAAACAAGCTATTTATCAGATAGCTGACAGAACAGTGTTTCCACTTACTTTAGGATTTGTTGATAATGAATTAAAATTCGTTAAAGTTGGACAGCTTTTTGGAGAAGATTTATCTACAGCTTTTTCATTTTTGAAACAGTTCGGAGAAGCTCCACTATCTTCTTCAGAAATATCTAAAAAAATTGATAGAATTCGTAATAAATGCATTTTAAGCTTTTATTTATTTCCTGAAGATACAACAATTGAACAAAGAAATAAAGAGATTGAGGGTGCTTGCGCAAGAAATGAACTGCCAATAGACATAGATTCGTTTAATTTAAAAATTTCAATTGAAGATAAAGAAAGAATGTTTGAAACTAATTTAGCAACAGCAAAACTAATCGTGTATGATATAGAAAAAACTGATAGATATAGTGAACTTGGTATGAAAATATTAACAGACTATGTAGCTATAAATAAGAACACAAATTTTATAAAAAGATCTTTGTGAATATTGAATTTTTTGTATTTTATAAATACAATATACATTTTTGGAGAATAATATGAAGAAGTATAAGGTAATTTTAACAGAATCAGAGTTGAGAAAACTAAAAAATACTATAAATTTAGACATTATAGGTAAAAAAATTTTTAAACTTATAAACAAAGAAGGAAAAATTGAAGCTGTTGAAAGTGGAATGAATGGAGATTTTGAAGATATTATAATAAATCTTACCGATAACATTTCTGTTGTAATGGCTATCACAGCAAAAAATAAAAACATTGTAGCAAAAGTAGATGATTATTATGATGGTTGGAATTATATAGATTATGATGATTATCATATTTCTTCAGATTTAAGTGATGATGATATAGCTTCTTATTTTGCAAGAAAAATATCTAAAGATTCTGATTATATTATTAAACAAAAAAAGTTGATGAATCAAAGAGGATTTTAATTTATAAATTTTAGAAAGGTTTGTAATATTTTTTGGAAATGATATGAAGATTCAGGATTTTTAAGGTCCTGAATTTTTTATATATTTAATATATGCATATTGAATTTGAGAAAATACGATTTAAGAATTTGCTTAGTTATGGCAATTCATACGAAGAATTTATATTTGACAAAGGTCTTAACTTAATTAAAGCGCCAAATGGCTCCGGAAAATCAAGTCTAATTGATGCAATTTCATTTGCTTTATTTGGACAACCTTATAGAAATATTAAAATGGCTCAACTTATAAACAAGTATAATGAAAAAGGACTTGTTGTTGAACTTTTTTTCAAAATAAATTCAGACAATTATATTATAAAGCGTGGCTTGAAACCAAATTTGTTTTCATTTACTAAAAATGGTGAAGAAATTGATCTGCTTTCATCTAAAAAGCTTAATCAAGAAGAAATAAACAAAATTATTGGTATAAATTATTCATTGTTTAAAAATATAGTATGTGTTGCAACTACATTCAATAAGCCATTTCTTACACTATCATCATGGGATAAAAGAAATCTGATTGAAAATATTTTCAACATAGACATTATAGCATTAATGCTTAAAGAAGTAAAGAAGAGAAATACTTTAAATAAGACACAACAAAAAATAGATATAGTTGCATTAGGAAACATTGAAGAAAATATTGCAGATACAAAAAAATATATTAGTGACATAAACAATAGTAAAAATAAATACGATGAAAATAAAAGAAAAGAAATAGAAAAATACACAAATGCAATTGATAAATTTTCTGATGAAATTCTTACACATTATAAAAATTTAAAAATTGCAGAAAAGAAAACAGAAGAACTTCATAAAGTAATAGCTTCAAAATCTTTAATAGAATCTGAATTAAATGAATTAGTTTTTCAAAAAAGAACTAATGATACAAGAAAAACTGAAATAAATGATAAGCTTAAATCATTAAATGGAAAAACATTATGTCCATTGTGTAACTCTGAATTACATAGCAAGCATGCAAAAAATTATATTTCATCTTTAACTGATGAATTTAAAAAATTAGAAAACAATGATTTGACTTTAAAAATAAATAAATTAAACGACAAAAAAGATGAAATTAAAAAGGCTGAAGAATTAGATTCTAAGATTTTTAAAATGTGTTGTCAAGAAAATACTAATATAAAGAACAAAGAAAACACAATTGAAATGTATAAAACATCTATTGATAAATTACTTAATGATGAATTTAGTGTTGATGTTTCAAGTTATCAAAAGAAACTTTCTGAATTAATAGATCGTCAAAAAATAATGAATGATGAATCACGTGTAATAAATGATAAAATTGCTCTTGATGATATATTGACTAATATACTTGGAGATGACGGAGTAAAGATATATTTTTTCAGAAAGCTTCTGCCAATTCTTAATAACAAAGTTAATGAATATCTAAAAAAGTTTGAACTTGATATACTTCTTGAATTTGATGAAATGCTTAATGCAAATATAACAACTGGAAGATATTCTATGGATTATAATCAGTTTTCTTGCGGAGAAAGAAGCCGAATTGATGTGGCTATTTTGCTTAGCTTTTTTGATATTTCTAGAAGTATATCAAATTGGTCATGTTCAGTACTTTTTATGGATGAAATTTTGGATTCTGGTGTTGATTCTGACGGTGTCGCACAATTTATATCAGTACTCTATAATACTGTACATGAAAGAAACGGAAATGAACTTGGCATATATTTGATAAGTCATAAACTTGCTGATGTAAGTGTAAATTGGACTCACGAAATTACAATTGAGAAAAAAGGAATGTTTTCAAATATAAAGAAAAATTAATATGAAAGTAGCATTAATAAGTGATTTACATTTTGGAATTAAAAAAAATGATAAAATTTTTCAAGAATCTCAACTTAAATTTTTTAAAGAACAATTAGTTGATGAACTTAAAAAACGTGGTATTAACAAAATTTTTGTTTTAGGAGATATATTTGATACAAGACAGTCTGTCAATGTTCAAACAGAAAATGTTGTTTTAGATCTTTTTAGAAACACTTTTAAAGATTTTGAAGTTCATGTTATAGTGGGTAATCATGATTTATATTATACCACAATGACTGAAGTGAACTCTTTAAAGATATTGAGTCTTTTGCCAAATGTAAATGTATATGAACATTCTGAAATTGTTAATTTTGATGGGACTGATGTACTTTTTCTTCCATGGATAACAGATTATTCTTCATTTAAACCTATTACCAAAAATGTAAAATATGCTTTTGCACATCTTGATGTAACTGGATTTATGATGGACAAAGTAAATATGTGTTCATCAGGAATTGAAATGGAAAAAATTACTGATAAAATTGAACATACATATACTGGTCATTTTCATAGTCGTTCAAATAAAATTTTAAATGGAAAAAGCATAACATATATAGGTTCACCATATCAACTTACTAGAATTGACAGAGGAGATGAAAGAGGGTGCACTATACTTGATCTTGATACAAATGAAACAGAATTTATAAAAAATGAAAAATCAATGATATTTAGCAAAATATCTTTTCCAAATGAACCTGATGATAAAGAAAAATTTGTAAAAGGAAATGTAATTGATGTTGAAGTTACTTATGAAAATTCAAAATATGCTAAAAAACTATATGATTATGTAAAGGATCTTGACAATTATTTTCCTGCATATCCAGTAAATGTAAAAATTTTACAAAAGGAAGAAGCCGAATCTAATTTAAAAATAGAATCTATAAATCTATTTTCTTTATTTAAGTCATATATAGATGATATGACAATAGATAATAAAGAAAAAGTGTACAGCTCTTTAGTTGAGCTGTACAATACATTCAAAAATGGAAACACAATTTAATTTTCGTGTTTATGTTTTTTGAGTTTAGATTCCGAAACATCAGGAACTTGTTCTGGTGTTTCATTTTTAGTTTGGACCGGAATTTGAATAGGGGTTGAGTTTGACTTTTTAAATATTCTTCTTGACATAAATATAGCACCTCTTACGTTAAACTATTTTTAAAAACTATTATTGCAGCACAAAGATCAAGTGTACTACGATCTCTGGAATCGTAATTTGAAATTGTTTTATATGCTCTTGGAGAACATTTCATTTTATCAGTAACATCAAACTTTTTCATATCAACCATTGATATTACCTGTTGGCATGCACCTCTTATTTGCTTTTCCCAATTCTTAATTTGTTCTTCCATATCTTTAATTTTTTTAGTATTATTACAATTTTCTTGAAACGAAGAATTCACAGAAGATATTATTGCATTGGCAACATCTGCCTGAGGCTTAATACTTTCCGCTAGTTCAGCTCTAGGAGATTTTGGCTTATCGTCATTTGGTGTTTCTTTTTTATCAGAAGTATCTTCGTGTGCTTCACTATGGCTTTCTTCACTTGTATTTTCATGATTTTCACTATCATCAAAATCCTCAAGTAAAACCTTAGTATTATTCAATATCTTTTCTAATGTCGAATTTTTCATTCTTAATTTCCTCTAATAATTTTCCATGTAAAAAGCTTTTAAAAGATTCTACAGCATTACCATTTTCTATATCATTAGTTCTTTTTTGAACTGCATCTTCAGTATTTTTATTATTTATAGGTTTGCCATCGTCACCAATTACAGGCTTTTCTTCATTTTTTTCTGGCTTTTCTTTATCGTTTTCCTTAGAATCTTTATCGTTTTCAATTTTTTCTATAAGAGTATTTGGAACATTTTTTGCGATTTTTTCAAAAGTAATTCCGTCTTTAATTTCACCATCAAAAACTTTCTTAGAATCCTTAAAAGCATTTATGTTCATAATTTCAATCATTTTCTTAATAGATTTATATTTGCCATCAAAAGGTTCATTTTCAAATTGATAAAGACTATCTTTTTGAGATACAATATATTTTACAAAATTATAAAAACTTACAGAAGCTTTACGCATTTCATTTTGTACATTTGCATTTTTAACAAAAAGCCCAAAATTTCTGTTTACTTTATCAAAATTTTCAGTATTAAGTTTTGGAATTTTCGTGGTGAAAGACAACTTATCAATTATATTTTTATCAATTTTGTTTACGCCATCAACAATGTCGGTATATTTTTTTGCTACTGTTGCTAAAGAATAAAAATAGGTATACACATTACTAAAACTATTATTATCTTTTGCTTTAGGAATTATTTGATAAATTTTTTCAAACACATCTCCATTTTCTTGAAGCCCAAATTTTATTTTGCTATTTTTTATTTCATATCTGAATGGATAAATTGAATTCTTTTTGTTATTATAAGTATTTTCAATATATGTAAGTAAAAATTCTATCGAAGAGAAAATGGTATTTAAAGAATTCTGCAAAATGTTTTCAATTTTGCCTTCATTTTTAATTTTGGTATTATTTTTATCATCTTCTTCATCTGATTCATCATTTTTTATATCATCTATTGAATCTTTATTATCTTCAGATTCAGCCTTGTCTTCTTTTTTATCTTCGGCTTCATTTAGCATTGAAAAAATATTATCATTTATAGTTTGTTCATTTGCAAGATTTCTGATTTGACCAACAACTTCATCAGATTTCAAACTTCCAATTTTTTTATAATCTGATTTTATACCATTTTTGATATTACTAAAAGCTTCAGAATTTTTTATTTTTGATGCAGTTGCACCAATTTTTTTAAAGAATCTTATAATTCTTCTAGTTCTACTATCTTTGTTAGTTATCTGATTAAAAATTTTAGCAGCAATTTTTGGACCCGCTGAAAAGATATTCCAATTTAAGCCATCAATTTTTTCAGCTATAGCTTTTGCATCTTTCATATCAAATAAAGTGTTATTTATTATAGGTTGTCCTGTAATAGGATCTACGGCGTCATGGCCATCTTTAATATTTTCTTCGCCTTCTTCTATTCCTTTTTTGAATGCATTTTCAAATTTTCTTTTAGCATTTCTAAAAGTTTTTGGAAATGCCTTCTTAATATCTTTTATATCTTTTAGACGCTCGACTTCATCATCTTTATCTTCATACGGACTATTCATATTTAACGCATTTTCATTTTTTCTTCTTTTTTCAAATGCTAATGCCACAGCTGCTGCATCATAATCTATAAGATTATCTATTTTTGAAATATTATTTATAAAAGGAATATCTTCTTCGTCAGTATCCTGAGATAAAATTTGTTGAAGATCCTTTTTTCCAATTTTTTTAGATTTTTCACTTAAAGTTGATAATGTAGTATAGCTTCTATAGGCTATATGTTCGCCAATATCCTGATAAAGTCTAACAAGATTATCTGTGTTTGACAAACTTTCTCTTCCCAATCCGAACTTTTCTTCACGTTTTAAATATTTAGCAACGGAATCTGGAATTTTTTCTTTTGGCAATTTTGTATTAAAGATTTTCTTTACAGCATTAATACATTTGTCTATTTCATCTTCGTATTCGTCATAGGCTTCGTCAGCATCTTCTGATTTATTTGCATTTTTTGCTGTGTCTTTAGATTTTTTTAAAAGATCAAAAATATCATCTTTTATGGAATCTGCAGAAAAATCTTTTAATTCATCCTTTTTATCAAAAAATTTATCAGTTAAAAGTTTTGCAAAATTTTCAGCAAAACTATTTTTACTTAATTTATTTTCTTCAGCCATAGAAAAACCTCTTATATTATATTTATAAAAAGAGGCGGACTAAAAAGTCCGTCGGAATTTTTATTCCTATTTAATATTGATTAGTTGTAATATGGAGAATCTTCGTCGTCAGCTTCAGGAAGTTCATCCATTGAAACTAAATCAACAGTATCAGGCTCTTCGGAATCAAGACCAACTTCTTCATCAGAAATTTCTTCCTCGTCTTCATCTCCATTGGCAAAGCCGTCTTCATCTCCATTAGCCAAGTCGTCTTCATCGGTAATAATATTCAATTTAGCGCCACAACATGGGCAAACGGGATCGTCAGCATAAATATCACATGGAGTATCATCATCGCATTCACATTCTTCGTCAGAATCTTCAATGTCTTCCTCAGAATCAAGGACAACATCATCTTCTCCATCATCTACGGTGGCGGTAAGATCTATGTCTTCCTCGTCCTCTAGTTCAGGATCCTGTGTTACTTTTTCATTTATTACCTTAAGAATTTTCATATAAACCTCTCTTTTTATATTGTTATTTATAAACTTAAGCTTTAAATCTTTCCAAGAATTTCTCTGATTTCTTCTCTAATATCATTTTCTAAACTTTCAACAGCAACTTTAAGATTATAAGTTGTTTTTAAAGTTGATTGAAGTTCAATGGCTTTTCTATTTATTGCATCAAGTATACACTTATCAGTTACATATATAAGATTTTTTATTTTATTAGGATCATCAAAATTATCAGTTTCCATATAAGCATCAATTATTTGTTCAGCAGAAATTTTAACTAAAGGTGCAACTTCACTAGAATCAATATAAGCCTCATTAACTGGACTTACAAGATTATCGGTTTCTGAATTATCTTCTGGATTTTCAATTATAAGTTTACAACCGCAACATGGACATACTGGATTATCTAAATTAACTTTATATGCGATAACATCTTTGTTTGTTTCTTTATTTCCAACAGAAATACCAATATCTTCTGCCCTATCAAGGATATTAGCGGCCTTGTTTTCAAAATCATTTTCATATAAAAAATTATACATTTTTAATTTTCCTCATTTTAGTCGCTGGAACATTATGAATAATAAATCCCTTTGGATTATTTATATCTCCATCTATAATTTTGACATTTATAAGTTGAGAATCTAAGATACATGGGCCAAATTCAACAAGTTCATATAAACATTTGTCTTTTTCGTCTGAATTTTTTAATATATCACCAATTTCTAAAGGAGAATTCTCAAATTCATATATTGGCATTTTTTTAATTTCAGAATTTCTTATTTCTTCAATTGTTTTTATAAATGTATTTTTTATCCATTCTGGACATTTACGATTTGTACAGACATTCTTTATTGTATCTAGTAATTTTTTTTCGTTGTTATTCATTTTTTAGATGAAAAGTCTAAAATCTTTGGGATTCTAGACTAATCTTTTTATAATTTATTTTTTAAGTTTTTCATTAGCCTTTTCAAAAATTTTAGAACGCATTTCACGCTTTTTGTTTTCAATGCGTTGGCGAATTTTAGATTTAGCTACAGCGAAAATTGATTCGTCCAATTGATAAAGTTTACCACTAATTACAGATCCAATAAGAGAACCGGATTTACTGTTTAGAAGTTTTCCAGATTTCATATTTGCATTATAGGCTTCAGACTTCGTTTCGTCCTTTTCGTCCTTATCTTCGTCTCCAGCAAAATCTTCGTCTTCCTTTTCATCCTTTTTATCATTTTCAGCATCTTCGGATTTTTCATCATCTGATCCTTCATCTGAAGATTCACTATCTTTGTCTTCATCTGATCCTTCATCTGATTTTTCATCTGACCCTTCATCGGAAGAATCATCAAGATCAAGATCGTCAAATTCATCACCAGAATCATCAGAGTCTTCTGATCCTTCATCTTTTCCTTCTTCATCAGAAGAATTATCTTCATTATCTTTTTCTATTTTATCTGTTAAAGATTGAACTGATGTAGTAAGAGAAGCAATGGCATCCTTAATTTCTTCAATATCAGATTTAGAAGAATTATCTACACCATCATCTTCTGTTTCATCTTCCTCAGAATCTTCATCTGATACAGTTCCATCATCGTCTGCGTTATCGTCTGTGTTTTCATCAGGCTCTTCTGCTATATCAATATCATCTTCATCAGATGTATCATCTATGATTTTATCAGATTCATCTTCATCAGCATATACATCAGCTTCTTTGGCGGCAGTAACATCTTCAGCAGAAAGTTCTTCCTCCTCGTCATCATCAAGAAAACTTTCATCAAGTTTCTTTGTTTTTTTCCATTTCTTAAATTCATTTTCTTCGTTAATCATATTAAAATCTCCCATATAATTATATTTATACTTTTAATTCTATTTACGAATTTCTAAAGTATCAAAAAAATCTTCAAATTCTTTAGAATTTTCAAATTCTTCTATAGATTTTGATATTTTGTATGATTCATTAAAAGAATGAATTGAAGAAATTATTGCAATTTTCATTTCTTTTAATACACTTTTGCAAAACTCTTTATAAGAATTTTTTGTTTTGCAATCTTCCAATTCCTTTCTATCAATTATCATAGCTGGACTAAAAACGCCTGACAAATTTTTTATATTAGTTTTTCCAATATTTTTTTTAAGTTTTTCTATTTGATTTAATAATGATTTTAATTGATAATCATCTTTAAGCTCTTCAGTTGTTTTTCCAGCTGAAACCTTAATTATAACTGGAAGATAAAATAATGGATTTTTATCATCGTCATCGTTAAGTAAATCTGAATTTTCTTTAATATATGTTATAAATGACATTATTTATTCCTATCAAAATTTGATTTCATATTTTCGTAATTGGCGGCTATTCTTTCAAGTGCCAATGCCATATTATTTAGAGTCGTTTTAATTTCTTTAATATCTTCTTTTGACCCACTGACATCTTCTTTTAAATTACTTATATCTTTCTTCATAAGTTCTATCTCCGTATTACGCTGTGTACCAGTTTGTTTCCTTTGGTAGGAAATTATAAAGTAAACTATCACAGCACAAATGATAGAACTCAAATTTCCTCCTGCTAAAGCGTTATATAAAATATTTTCCATTTTTACACCTAAAAGTTATAATAAATAATATTTTCATTGTTAAAAGAAGAATAATTATTAGTTGAAAGACTGTTTTCGTATTGAAAAATTGTATTACCTCTAGCAGAGGTACTTATTATATTATTTTCTATTGTTATTCCACTTCCGGCACTATATGGCTCAAGACCAGAAACAGAAATTGTTGCACCGCTTATTGATATATATTTCCCTGGAATATAAGTAAGGCCGCCTGCACCATGTATAACAGCCCACAATTCTCTTATTTCATTTTTTAAAAGACCTACTGTTTCATTCCAAGCAGAAAAATTATTAAAAATTATATTTCCTTCTTCGTTATTGAGGAAATTTCTTTCATAAACACCATCAACATAATTAAATGCTGATGTTGTAACTAAATCATATGTTGTATCAATTTTTGATACTAAAAATTTATTTAAACCTAGTGGGTATTCTTTATTGCCAATTCCACTCAACGAATCATCAGTAATTATAGCACTAATTCCAGAATATGTATTCAAAAAACCGCTATAAGAACTATAAGAACTATATGCATAATTCCATGTTGCTGAAAGATCTGCCATAGCTTTTGATAAGGCGTATGCAGAATTCCAATTGGCCGAATTTGAAGATACTGTTTCAAAATTACTATTCCAAAGTGCAGCACTATTTACAAGATAGCCTGCACTAAACCAAGAAGCAGAGTTTCCAGAAACAGTATTGTACAAATCATCAAATATCTGTACATCTCCAGAGGTAATACAAACGCAATTATCTCCAGAAGAACTACAACATGTTTCCCATGGAGGAACTACTACTGCATATTCTGTATCGTTCCATCCATAAGGTGGGCATTGCGGTAATGCTGAATTAGCTGAATCTGTCATCTCTGCTTCCTTTTTAATATATATAAGAAAGCTTTATTTAGCAGCGTTCTTAGTATTTTGAAGATAGACGCCAAGTTCATTTAGAGCAACTTGAATCTTTTTCAAACGTCCTTCTTTTACATCATTCAACATTTTGAGCTTGAACTTTTCACGTTTGTCATCGGAACCCTTGAAATAATCTTCAGGAACCCAACGTTTGTCAATAAAATCCCAGAATTGGTCTACAAAATCCTGAGAAAAACCGCCCAAAGCAGTAATTGCATCGCCATTAGATTTAGAAAAATATCTAGAAATAAGTCCCTCAACCGCATTACTTCCAGAACTATTGTGAGATGCCTGAGTAGCAGCGATTTGCTGCCGTTCTAGTTCATCATCAAATGATTCAGGAATTGTTCCTTCAGTCATAGCTTTATTGTAAAATTCTTTAAATTCCATATTATACCTCTTATTTTATATTTATATTTCACCACCCATTGAACGGGTCATTTTCATTCACAGTTTTTCCATTATCATACAAAACTGCAGAATTTTTATTTAAAACATCATTTATAGCAAGAATATCACCAGATGCGTTTACATTTGACGTTTTATTTTCTATATCAAATGATTCTGCCAATGATGTATAATCTTCTATTGGCATATCATCAGAATTTTGATTCATTACATCAACATCTTCATGATTATTTTTCCAAATTTTCAATGTAAATGTGTATGTAATTGGCTTTGAAAGAAATGTTGATCCTTCAGCAAAGGCTTTTACATTTATAATTTCATAGTACAACTTAGAATACTCAAAATACATAATGTCGCCGATTTTTGGAACATAAATATCGTATTCCTGTTTTGTTCTATCAAAATTATACACACTAGCTTCATTAAAATGCTGAATAGTACACTGAAGAGTAATAAGTTCAGTGTATTGCATTCCTTGAATAAGATATTGCTTCTGTAAAGTAGGAACAGTTTCAGTATACACAGAAAGTTTAAATCTTCTAAGTATATTTTCTAATGGATCTTCTCCAAGAATCTTATTTCTATTAGTTGAAATTTGTTTTATATAATACTGAACCTCAAAACCATATTTGTTATAAGCTTCACTTGTTAAACTGCTTATTAAAGCAGTTTCATTTGCATAACATGATGCAGAATTAGTACCATCAAAATATCTAGACTTATTCCAATCGTATCCTGAAATGGAACACGAACCATTGGAAAAAAGTCTGGTGAATTCTGAATTAAAATCTGTCATGTTTACTTATTTTTCTTAGTTTCTTTTTTCACGGCCTTTGAAGCTTCTTTTTTCACTGTCTTTTTTACTTCTTTTGTAGCGACATCATGAACAACTGCATCAGCAACTTTCTTTACAGCCTTTTTAACGGCTTTTTTTGCAGCAACTTTCTTTTTTGCTGTTACTGTTGGCATTTCTTGAGATACTATCTTTACAGGCATATTTATTCCTGTTGTATCGCCGATTCCACTGAGTTCGTCGCCTTCTGCTGTAGGTGCAAGCAGAGTATGAGTATGATCACCATCAATGATTTTTCCATCTATGATCTGATGCCAATGCGCAATGCCTTTATCTGCAGGGCCAGTTTGACCATAATTAGTAAGAGGGTTTATTAAGTAATCATGTTGATGAGGAATTATTAAAGGATTATCTGATTCACTTACAGAAGTTTTACCAAATTGAACAAAACTTTCATTTAAATTTGTTACTTTTTGTGCTTCCTTAATTACATATTCATTAAATTTCATATTAAAGCCTGCCTGATAAATTTTCCTTTTATATTGTATTTATAAATATAACATGGGCACTTTCAGTACGATAATAAATCAAATAACAGTTAAACTTTCAGATGCTTATATAATAAGATATTATAAAAATCGTAATGATAAACAAAATATTTTATACAACTGTTTGGGATTTACATTACCTACATATAAATTTAAGAATGAAGTTATAAAATTCGGAAATCGTTCAAAGGCCTTTTTGATTCCTGATTATTCTTCACTAGAAGACCTTCAGGTTACTTTATTTGAAACTGAAAATTGTGATGCATTAAAATTTATTAACAAATGCATGAATGTTAACGGATCATCAGAACATAATGGTACAATTTCAAGTTATAATCCATTTTCTTCTATTTATTCCATTACTGTCGATGTATATAATAATCAATTAACCAAGTTAAAAGCAAGTTTTTCATTCACAAATTGTAAATTAGTTTCATATTCTAGAGATTTTCAGTTTAGTTATAAAGATTCAAGTCTTCCAACATATACTATAAGTTTTTCATATGAAGGCTATAAAAAAACATATAACGATTTTGGCACTGAAAGTTCGAATAGTTCAGATATTTTTGATGATAATAGATATAATATATCTGGATATAATAATACAATAGTAAAGACAGAAGATTTGAGTAATAGAAGTGCGGTAAATACATTTGATGTAGTTCCTTATGGTGCTCGTGAAAATGGTATTTTCAATTATGTTGATCCTTTAGATCAACAATCTAATGCAGGAAAATACGGCGCTAAAGGAGTAACCGATAGTGAAGCTATAAAGGC